ATCCGGTGTCGTATCAATTATCCGGTGTCGTATCAATTATCCGGTGTCGTATCAATTATCCGGTGTCGTATCAATTATCCGGTGTGATCTCGTCGGCCCGGTGTAGCAGGAGGTACGCAGCGAGCAGGGCCGCTTCGCAGTCGTCAATGGATTTGAACTTGAACTTAGGGAAGACCTTCTCAGCCAGCGCCCGGCTCCGCTTCTTGTCGGCGCTCAGGCGCATCCGCCCCTTCCACACAGACGGGCTTACGTAGAGCGTACGGACGCCAGCAGCGCGCAAAGAGGCCACGATGGCTACCTTGACCCCTCCAAACGTGAAAGCCCCTCTGACGCCATCCCTGGGGCGGGAAAACACATCCTCGACCAGGGCCACGTCGGTGCCGTGCTCTTTCAGGATTTCAGTCAAGCGCTGGGTGTCAATCATCCGAACACGTCGGGTCTTCCGCTGCTCGACAATGATCGGCAGGCGCTCGACGGTCAGGGACCCGTCAGTTTTTAGGAAGGCCATGCTTCCCTTCAAACCTGGGTCGATACCAACGATTGTGTTAACCATCTTGACAACATAGGTTAACTGTGTTTACGCTGCAACAACTTTTATGATTTTGAGGACACACAGCGTGCCAGCGCTCAAGAATGCCAAACACGAGGCCTTTGCTCAGGCGATGCATCTTGGGATGACTGCGCCCGAGTCTTACGTGCAGGCGGGGTTTGCAAACACCCCGACGCGGGCGTACGCTTTGGCAAAGGCGCCAGAGGTAGAGGCCCGCGTTGCTGAACTTGATAAGTTGGAGGATGCCCTATCGTCTGCCGAGGATAGTCTTAACGAGAAGGTTATCGCTGAGTTCGTAAATCCAGAAAACGTCACACACGCTTGGCTCACCCTGCAACTGTATCGTAACTGCATTCTCGCCCGCTCGTTAGGGGAGGTAGGCGCCGCGAACAAGGCGCTTGAGCTTATCGGCAAAACGAAGGGGCTTTTCGATAACCCGGATATTCCGCCTGACGTTAGGAAGAAACTACAAAATGGCAAGTCTGTTGGTACCGGCACTGGAAGTGAGGAAAGGTTATCGGAAGTCGCTCGATTTGCTGGCCTCCTGGGAAAATCACCTGGGGACTTCGTTGAGACAGAAGACGCCGTTGAGTGCGTCGCTACAGAAGTTTTTGACGGAGCAGACCGGGACGAGTGATCCGGCACGGCAGATCGAGGCCATCATCGATCAGCGCGAGAACGCTGAAAAAGAATATCACTACATGCTTGAGCGCGCGGCTCCTGAAAGTCTGTCGTGCTTCACCGAATTGATCACGCCGGACGAACCTCCTGCCGAGCATCATGAGGTTATGTGTGACTGCCTGCAAGACATTGAACAGCGTAAAATTATGCGCGCAACATTCAGTCTCCCCCCTGGGCACGGCAAGACCAAATTCTGTTCGAAGATGTTCCCAGCATGGTATCTAGGTAGAAACCCGCGCGATAAATATCTGCAAGGCGGGCACTCTCAGGACTTCGCTGAGAAAGAGTTTGGTGTTGCTGTGCGCGACATCATCAAGAACCCGGCTTACACAAATGTATTTCCACACGCAACACTTACATCACGCTCGTCGGCAGCCGGTAACTGGATGCTGGACAACCGTCGCGGCAAGTACGTGTGTAAGGGCGTCGGTCAGAAAATCGCAGGGTACCGTGGGAATTGTGGTGGGGGTGATGATCTCATCGGTTCGAAGAAGGATGCCGATAGCCCCACGATCCGCAACGATGCGTGGAACTGGTTGTGGGCAGACTTCCGCACGCGCTTTCTGCCGGGCTCTCCGATCTTCATCATCGCAACGCGTTGGCATCCTGACGACGTGATAGGTCGCATCGAGCAGTACAACAAGGAAGGCAAAGGCCTGCCATGGGAAATCATCAACTTCAACGGCATCATCGAGAACGAGGAAGAAGCTGCACTTGATCCGCTTGGGCGCGACGTTGGTGAGCCATTGTGGGCAGACTACTACACGGCTGAAATTCTCTACGATCTGAAAGAGACGCTTGATGCGCGTGATTGGAACGCGCTTTACAAAGGTCGACCTACAGACGCTGAAGGCAACGCCGTTAAGGGCGGCTGGTTTGGACGCTACGACGTACTACCACAGGACGTTAAGAACGCTGATGGTACCGTCGTAGAAAAAGTAAGGCGCCGCATAACCGTATCAGTTGATACCGCCAACAAGAACACTAAGCGAGCAAAGTACACTGCCATCGGCGTGTGGATCGAGACCGCCGATCGTAAGCACTATCTAGCAGAAGTCGTGCGAAAGAAACTTGAGTTCCCCGATCTCGTGAAGGAGATTGAAGCTGCCGCAGAACGGTGGGGTGCGAACGCCATCCTTGTTGAAGACAAAGGCTCAGGGACCCAGTACATTCAAACAAGGCAGCAGAAAGCCCCAGCACCAATTATCCCGTGCGATCCCAGCGCTGGTGACAAAGAGTTTCGTTTTGATGGCGTGATGCCGATGATCGAAGCAGGTGAGGTTTACATCCCGCGCACAGCGCGTTGGCTTCCAGAGTACGAGAGCGAGTTGCTTGCGTTTCCAACCGGCACCTACAGTGACCAAGTGGATATGACGTCACAGTATCTCGATTGGGCACGTACGAAGCGAAAGTACGGCACGCGGAAGCTGAGGGGCACGACGCACGTCGGTTCCACACGCGCTGCGTAAGGGACCCAACAGAATTTAGAAAAGGGTGGGGTATTTCGTTCGTGAGGGACCCTACCGATTTTGAACAGGGCGGGGACCCTGCGGATTTTTAGAAGGGGTAGGCTTTTCCCAGAAAATACCAGGTGGGGTCAGTTTACTTTTCTCTTGTTAAGCGTCCTCACAGTGTGTTTAATTGGGTTGTCGTAAACCGCACAGCCCTATAGGACGGCTACCCGGTAATGCACACTATCGAGATCGAGCGCTCCAGCCCGACCATTTATACGGTCTGGTACAACGGGAGCGTGTTAATTGAGCATAGCCGCAACCTGAGTTTGATGCCTGCCGCGTCTTGTTGGAAAAAGGCATCACAGGACGCCTGATTACCCGTCACAAGGGTTCAAACATCACCTCATTTGTGCTGGACATCCAGAAAGGGGCCAAATTGACCGTCATTGAGGGAAACATGCGCCCTCACTTCTCAGAGTGGCGTTCTTTTGATTGCGGGGCTAGCTAGGACGGGCATTTGTGACCTGTCTGGTGGTACCCTACCTGAAAATACAAATCGCCGTGTACGGGGCTCCCAGAGGCCTTAAAACGCAAATCACTAAAATTGATCCGTGAACCATCGGAAAAATTTAGAACCGGATCGATTTTTCTATAGCTCTGGAGGTCGGAAAAATTTGGAACCGGATCGGGAAAAATTTGGAACTAGATCGATTTTTGAAATAATAGGTTAATTAAAATTGTGGTTAACAAACATAGTTAACTAACGTTAACCATAGAAAAGTTAAAAATTAAGGTTAACGCAAGATTTACCCATTAACCATTAACAGTTGTTAATAGTAAATCCAGAATTAAGGTTAACGCCAATACTTAACGCACGTTAAGGTTAATTTCATTTTAACTGTAAATCCAGAATTAACGTTAACAAACAGTGAATTAACTGCCTGTTAACCGACAAATTACTTTTATGGTTAACGACCTGGCGGTCGCATTCCAGTTGGCACGATCCTTGCCCCGGACACATATTTACCGTTCATTAAGCATAGCCTCCCTTTAATCAGCCATCCGACATACCGCACGCTGCACACAATGCGCCGCATGCGTCGCAACGTGGCGCGCCAGACACGCGCCCGACACTGTGGCTCCAGGCGCACACCTACATGGCAGAAAAGACACGCGACCAAGCGCGCGCCTTTTCGAGCGTTAGCGCGCCCTTCGCGCGTATAGTGCACGCGTCGCGGGCGCATGTTCCCCTTGTCTCGCGTGTTAGGCTCGTTGTCAATCGCTTAACTATAAATAGCGCTTGTTATTTTCCAAGCGCGCGTTTTCTGGCAGTCTAACACTCGTTGAACGCACCTAACACGAAAGGCACGCCAAATGTCCACACTCCCCCGCATTCACGGCCGCATTGCCGCAAAGCCACGCCATAGCTGCGCAACCGAGGTTCTTAATGTGCGTTATGCGCTTGTGTGCCGCGATATGCAGCGCCGCGATAACGCCGCGCCGTTCTATGCGCTGACGGTTTTGGCCGCTATCGCTGGCGCTGCTATCGCCGGGCTTGTTATTTGATCTAGCCCGCAACGCGAAAGGCAAGTACAGTGGAAAAAGTGGAAAAGAAGTCTGACAAACGTTCGCCGCGTGAAATCGCCCGCGCCAACAAGGCCGCGCGCCGTGCTTTCGAGACTGGAAACGAGACGAAAGACGCCCGCAAGTGATCGCAATCATTGGTCTAGCGTTTTTCGTTCTGTTTATCGCCCGCATCTAATCAGCCAAAGGAAAGGATTTAATATGTCTGGAATGATCGATCTCGCAACCGCTTTTGACCGTCTGCCATCGCTGGCAAACGAGGCGCCGCATTCAAGCCGCTCCGAGGCGTATCAGGTTATCAGCACGGCAGACGTTTTGCGCCGCATGGTCGCGGAAGGATTTGAAATTGTGCAAGCCTCAGAGGCGCGCGTGCGGTTGCCCGACAATCGCGGCTTTCAAAAACATCTTGTGCGCATGCGGCACCCTTTGGCAACCGAAACCGCCACGGGCGCACCAGACGTGCTTTTGATCAATTCGCACAATGGTGCAAGCGCATTCAAACTTTTCACGGGTTGGATTGAATTTGCATGCTCAAACGGCCTTATCATCGGCACGCTCGAAACCGCTCATAGCGTGCGCCATGTTGGCGACGTTGCGTCCAAAGTCATAACCGCCGCATATCGCGTAATTGATGACGCGGAAAACACGAAGGCGGAAATTGCGGACATGCGGGCCACAACGTTGCCGCGTGATGCAATCGAGGCATTCGAAACACGCGCCCATGCTCTGCGTTTTGGCGATAGCGAGCGAGTGCCGGTATCTCCCGCCGCAATGGGTATTACGCGCCGTGCCGATGACGCAAACGAGAGCCTTTGGAGCGTATACAACCGTATTCAGGAAAACGTAATCAAAGGTGGCATGCGCGGGCGCATTGTTGGCTCTAACGGTCGCATGCGGCGCGCAACCGTGCGTCCTGTTACCTCGATTGACAAAAACGTTTTGTTGAATACCGCACTGCATGGCATTGCTCGCGAGATGCTGACCACATATGGCCATGCGCGCAACGCGGCATAAACAACCATAATCATGGGCGCGGCTTTATTGGTCGCGCTCGTGAATTAATCTAACACGTGATAGGCAAGCAAACGAAAGGTAAGGCAAGATAATGGAAACGCAAATCAGTAATGCGCTTTGGGATGTGGACAGCCCAAAGGCGATTAAATCGCGCAAATATGGTGCGCTAAACGCGATCCTTTATATGGCACCCCATACGATGGTAAATGCGGGCAACCTCTGCCCGAATGCATCGCCCGGTTGCGTTGCGGCTTGTTTGGGCGTTCATTCTGGCCAAGCTTCAATGGTCGCCAATAACGAAAGCATGGCAAGCCTGAATAATGTTCGCCGGTCTCGCATCAACAAGGCGCGACACTTTCAGAAAAACCGCGCCGCGTTCATGCGTGCTATGGTGCTGCAATTAGCGCGCGAATATGCACGCGCCGTGCGGCTTGGTTTTGAATTGATCGCGCGGCCTAATGGTTCAACCGACATAGCTTTCGAAGCGGTCAAGGTGGACATTGACGCCAAAACCGCCGCACGTATCACAAAGCTTGTCGGGCGCCCAATCGAGGCGCGCGTTTATCGGAACATTTTCGAAGTGTTTCCCTTTGTGCGCTTTAATGATTATACGAAAAGCGCAAAGCGTGTTTATGCATTCTTGCGCGGCGAATTGCCTGCAAACTATCATTTGACGTTTAGCCGATCCGAGGCGAACGAAACCGACGCGCGTGCGATTGCCAATAGCGGCGGGAATGTTGCGGTTGTGTTTGATGCCTTGCCTACGCGTTTTTATGGGCGCGACGTTATCGATGGCGACGCGCACGATTTACGTTGCACCGATCCGGCGGGCGTAATTGTCGGGCTAACGCCCAAAGGCGCAAAGCCGAAAAAGGATGCCAGCGGCTTTATTGTGCGGCTGCAATCGTGATCTAGACTAACACTTGCAACTAAAGCTAACAGGAAAGGACCAAATACAATGCAGAATGATCGCCCGACAATTAAAATAAACCGCACCTATGCCGTGGCGTTGATTGATCGCCTTTTGAAAGGCTCTTATATTTTCACGGTCGAAAATGTCAAAAAGGACGGCGCGTCGCGTCGTTTCACAATCTGCCCGCGCGCATATCGCGCTGAAATCAAGGGAACGGGTTATCCGCTTAATCCGTTGCGTTCTGCAATGGTGCGGCGCGTCCCCGACATGTCTGCCGACACTTCGGAGGGACAAGCACACTGGCGCACGTTGAACCTGGCAACCGTGCGCCACATCAGCGCGGAAGGCGTGCGCTTTGACGTTGTTGAATAAACCGCCACGCGATAGGCGCGACGCGTTCTATATGGGCGCGTCGTCAGCCAATAGCCCGCCAAACGCGCAAGGCGCGCCGCTGGCGGGCGAATTGCTCCAATGGGCAACCCTAGCCGCAATTGGTTTTGCTGGCGTTGCTCTGGCGTTCGTGGCGGGCTATCGTGCGAACGATAAACCCACACGCGTTGTGATCAAATCCGAAAAGGTCTGGCGGTTTATTGAACGTTGCCCGGAAAAACCGCCGCAACCCGATACGCGGCGTTTTGAACCGCAAACTATCCCGCGCACTAATCCGGGCGCCGTCGAATTGCTGAACGCGCCCGACTATGTAGACAAAACGCGCCATCATGGACGCGGGCGCCAATATGAGGAGAAAAAAGGCTATTCGCGCGGGCGCCCTCGTAATTCACAAGACGGACAATCTGTTGGCGGCGTAACATTCCGCTAACCAATTTGGTGCAACGGCCTAACACGTGCGCGCGTTTTCGTGCCATTGTTAGGCCGTCACACAAACGGGAAAGGCAAGCCCCATGCATACCTATACAATCGAGACACTGGCAGAAACCGCCGACAAGCACCTTGTTTGCGTCGCACGCGAAAAGCGCCGGGGATGGCATCAAGCTTTCCACCATGCGCGCGAATTAGACCGCGCATATAAAACGCGCGCCAAACTTAGTTAACTTTTTATTGTTCAAAAACTTGACGCGCTAAATTATGTCCGTTTTATAGTATTTTCGGACAATTAGCCGTTTAAATCCTAGTTTTGTCCTTTCTTACTGGCGGGCGTGCGCCTCCCCGGGCGATCACCGTGCAATCCACCCTCCCCCATATCGGACACGAGAAAAGCCGCCCGCCAGGTAGCGTGGCATTATTGCACGTCACACTGTGTTACCCATACCACACAGGGTAAAGGCTGCGTTGGGTGTATATACAACTATTCCCTATGTCCCGCACACTGACCATTTGTCCTGATTTACTGAAAACAGGACATTTCAGGGCACTGATCATAGTACACCGGGCCACATAGGACACACGCCTGGTTGTGTCCTATGCGCAACACCGCATCGTGACATCTGTGTAACACATGATAGTATGTGTGCACCGTATGTATGAGCAACATACACGAACGGGAGGGGATAGGGTGTACTCCCACATGTGCTAATCATATCTAATCATTGATTCGTTTCAGCAAAACGCTTTATTTTATGGCGTTTGTTAATAAAGGGGTAATCATTTAAAACGTGATGTTTATACAACTTAGAAGCATAGTTAAACCGGTGTAAATTTTCATTGTGTATAAATATGTAACGTTCAGTAAGACTTTTTTAACCAAAAGTGAGTTTAAGATACTGTTAAGGATTAATTTGGCATGGTACCTGCAAGGGACCCTGGGTCGGGGGCGGCTCAGATGACATCACGTGTAGGGCTGAGGTAGAAAAAAAAAAAATAATCAGTGGACCCACACACCGGCCCCTCTAAAACACGTCCTCCAAAACACACCCCACTTAACCACTATCCACAAACCAATATTTGCAAACGCATACGCCGTCGCCGCCGTGGACCGCATAAATGTGTCAAGCATCTTTTTGATGCTCTCCGGACCCGTCCCCGGCGACGTTAAAGTCCCAGTTTGTTGATGACATAAAGTGTCAAACCAGCAATCGGGAGCAATGCGATGGCGATCAAGATTGCAAAGACGGCGATACATTTCTCTCGCCATGCCTCCAAGGCAATCCTTGCAATTATCGCGAACATTACGACGTTCGCGGTAAGGAAGAAACCATCAACGATTAGGGTTTCGGACATTGTCGTCTCCGACACAACGGCACACCGACATCGTCCCCGGCGAACGTTACGGTGATGTTAACACGGTCCTGCATGTCCAAGGCTCCTTTTCAGTTTTTCAGTATATTCGGCGAGAATGGCGGGACCCGGAGCCGGGAGCGCATCGAAATAACCATAGCCAAACATGGCTACCTTTCTTTTAGCCTCTGTCTGCGTGATGTTCAGGGCGTCTGCTATCTGTTGATAAAGATTTGGTTCCATTTGTCACTTATCGTCAAATCCGTTCCGTTTTCCAGCGGCCTTAACAAGTTCACACAACTCCAGCGTGTCGCTAAGGGAAATAACGCAGCTGGCGAGCCTGTGATCGTCATGAATAGTTACGATGAAGGTTTTACCTGCGGAGGGTACGACAACCATTTTGTCGCCGCGCGCACCTCCTTCCTCACAAGGAAGTTCTACACTTTCAAACAGCATATTTTTAGGCCAAGTGATCTTCATGCGTGGTCTCCTTTCATAGGTTCCGTAGCCTCTACAATCGACAGCGGCAGCTTTCAGCCGCTTTGTTCATGCAAACACCCTCCGAGGGCGAATGTGGATCGGCTTGTACTTTCCGCCAGCGCCCTGCTTGTGATCGCCGTTGTAGTAGACGAGCCCAGGCAGCGACCACGGCTTGAAGTAGAAAGCCAGGATAAACAGCCAGTTATCGTCAATGGTGACAGCGCTGATAGCGCGCTCGCCAGCCTCATTGACACCCGCTGCGAACGAAATCTCGCGCGTAAACCGGGTTTTGGGGATAGAGACGTGCATAAAAGGCTCCTTTCCTCGTGTTTCGCTCTGTTGGAATGTCTAACATGCGATAAGTAGGTTGACAAGGACATAAAAGTTAACTAACAATCGTGGTTAAAGTTTCTGACGCCACATGGGACCTCACACGTCGTGTCCATTCCAGTGAATCACTACCGTGCGCCTATTGCTGTGCGCCGCGAACAGATCGCTCCTGAGTTGCTTGGCCTGCCTCCGTGGGTACATCCCGGTGTTGCGTACAACTATGCCGAATGGATGCTACTGCGCGACGCCGCTGAGGGTGAAAAGGCGATCAAGGATGGTGCCAAAGCATACCTGCCGCATATGTCAGGCATGGATGACGAGGAATACGTTGGGTACCTCGACCGCGCCAGCTATTACAACTTCACAGGCCGCACTATCAGCGCTATGAACGGGACCCTGTTCCGTCGTCGTCCGGTGCTTTCTGGTATGCCGGAGCGTTTTAACGACCATTTGAAGAACGTGTCGTCTGAAAATCACTCGTTGTTTGACTATTGTGCGTCGGTAGCGCAGCAGATCATCCACATGGGTCGTGTTGGCGTCCTGTTGGACCTGCCTCGTACGCCTTCTACGCAGCCCAAGCCGTATTTCACCACCTACAAGGCTGAGCACATCCTTGATTGGGAAGTGGAGAAGCGTGACGGGCGTGATGTGCTTATCTACGCAGTATTGCGTGAGTACAAAATCAGCACCAGCCGTGAAAGTGTGGACCGTAAGTTGCGCGTCACGTATCGCACGCTGCATCTTGGACCCAACGGATACTACCAGCACGTTTATCAGAACCCCGATGGTGATGCCGATCTGGTGCCAGAGCACAAGAGCGCGGCGATTGTTCCGCTGCGCGCTGGTAAACCGCTAGACTACATTCCGATCATGATCTTCGGACCACAGTTCAACACGCCGGAAGTCCAAAAAAGCCCCATGCTTGATGTGGCACAAACCAACATCAGCCACTACCGCTCGTATGCTGAACTTGAGCAGGGTTTGTTCTATACCGGCTTCCCCGTCTACTACGCGGAGATCGGGCAGGGGGCCGAAGGTGGGGCGGAATACGAATTGGCCCCCAATCGTGTTTGGGAAACGCCTACCGGAACCAGACCGGGCCTGTTGGAGTTCAATGGTCACGGCTTGAAGTTTCTTGAAAATGCACTCGACCGCAAGGAACAGCACGCGGCCTCGCTTGGTGGGCGTATGATTGGTATTCGCACGTCAGCTGTGTCGGAAAGCGACAACGCGGTGCGGATGAAGGAATTGAACGAGCACTCTACCCTGCTTGGGGTGTCGAAGGCGCTTGATGCCGGTTTTACGACACTCATGCAGTGGTGGGCGCGGTGGGCCGGTGCGTCTGAGAACGAGGCCACGGGCATCGACATCGAGTTCAATAAGGACTTCGTGTTCGACGGCATTGGCTCGCGTGAGTTCCGCGCTGTCCACGCCATGTATAAGGATGGCATTCTGCCGATTGAGGTTGTCTACGAATACCTCAAGAAAGCGCTTGTTATCCCTGATTGGATGGATGCGAAAGAGTTCAAGAAGTTGCTCGACAAGATGGAGAGCTTCCCCAACCAGCCCGATGTTGAGGCTCGAATGGGAGGCTTCCCTGACAAGAAGACACAACTTGAGCAGGAAAACATCGAGCAGGACCGTGAAGATGCTCTTGAGACGCAAGAAGAAGAAGTAACAGAGCGTCCTAAGGTACCAACTAACAGCCTGAACCCTGCTGGGCGTCCCACCAAAAGTGGTCCAGCTAAGACCGTATTGAAGTGAGGTAACAGTGAACCCGCTAACGCTGCCTTCTGGGTATGATATCTCTATTTTGCGGAACGGTGGGGAATTTGTCGTCACTGATCCAGTCGGACTGAGTTCTGGAACCTATATCGTTGAAGTTATTGAGGCTACCACCGCCTCTAATGTAAGAAAAACACTTCAACGTGCGACAAACCTCGCTACTGGTGAGACGCTATCTCGTACTTGGGCAACAACCGGTTGGACTGCCTTCGTCCGCACCGTAACCAATTCGGCGGGTATTCTGGGCATCAATGCCACAGCGTCCGATACCAATAGACTGGCAGTGGCGTCAGATTCAGTTACCCTGTCACACGACAACGTGACGCCGGGCTCAGGCGACATGCGCCAAGTGCTGAACAAGTCGGGGGCGGCGAAGACGGTCAGTCAGCTCTACCAGTCGAACGGGTCCGCCCGCGCCGAGATCGGCCTGACAGGTGACGACGATTGGCACGTCAAGGTCTCGCCAGATGGCGCGGTGTGGAAGGAAGCGCTGATCGTCGATCGCACCAACGGTTGGCTTGGCATCGGTGGCCATGCGCCGGCAGCACCCGTCCACATCGTTGGTCCGGGCGGCGGCGTCAATCCCGTGGTCGAGGCCAACAGTGAAAGTACGTCGGCGATCGGTCTCGATGCGTGGCGCTCTCGCGGCACGTTCGCCGCGAAGACCGCACTGGTCGACGGTGATGCGATCATAGCCAATCGCGCCTATGGTCATGACGGCACAAGCTATGTCACAGCGGCCAATTTGCGTGCGTCTGTCGACGGTGCGCCATCGGCCGGCAACGTGCCCGGCAAATGGATGTTTGCGACCCACACAACGGGCGTGGGCCTCACAAACAAGCTCGTTGTCCGCTCCAGCGGCGCGTCCGAGCCCGGCTCCGACAACGCCTACACGCTCGGCTCTTCATCGGCGCGCTGGTCCGTCGTCTATGCCGCCACCGGCACCATCAACACGTCGGACGCGCGCGATAAGGATATTGTCTCCGATCTGGCGTTCGCAAGCGCCATGGTCGATACCGTCGAGCCTGTGCTCTACCGCTGGAAGGTCGGCGGCAACGAGATGAGGGCGAGCGCCACCGAGACCATGATCGATGACGACGGCATGGTAGTGCCGAAGATCGACGTCGTGGCGAGCCCGGGCCGGCGTTTGCACGCAGGCTTTCGCGCGCAGGACGTCAAGGCGGCGATGGATGCGGTGGGGGTGGATTTCGGAGCCTGGGGGCTCGACGACAAGAGCGATCCGGACAGCAGGCAGTGGATGCGGCCCGACCAGTTGATCCCAGTGCTGTGGCAGGCGCTCAAGGAGACGCGGGCTGAGTTGCGAGCGTTATCTCCATCAGTTGCACAGTCTACCGAAACGACGGCGAATGCGGATAGCGAAGTTGTTTCGGCAGCAGACGTGCGCGCCGAAGCGTCACGCCGTATGCAGGAGATTGTTGGTGCCCGCGACGCTGAACATCTTATGATTATGCAAATGAAGGCACACGAAGAAGCGATTGAACTTCTAGATAAGTTGTATGCTAACAAAGCCATGACTACTGCCGAAATGATACGTATCGCAGAACTGCGCACACTCCGATCTGTGTTTCAAGAAATCCGCGACGCCTCGAATGCTCTTGAGACTGATCCGCCTCTAGATTATCGCGAAGACAAGTATTGGACGCTTGATGGGCGTGTGAGTACGTCTGAAGGATGGTTCACCGGTATCTGGGGTTATATTACCTCAAAAATAACAGGTAACAAATAACTACAAACGCCGATTAACCAACACGTGTTAGTTGGATTGACGCGCCCCGGTACTCGTGAGAGTGTCGGGGCGTTGTTGTTATGCAGGCCGACACTGACCCCCGCGCGGAATAAGCCGCCGCACCGTGAAGCCGGGAACCCTGAGCTAGGTAGGTCTGGTCCCCTACTGGTGTCGGTCTACATAACGGCAATGGTACAAAATGGAGGATATAAACATGGCGTATCAAACAATTAATACCGATTTTATCAACACCGGCGAAGGAGATACGGATGTCGTTCGTGACCGCGTGTAAGGCGCTTTGGACGAATTTTGTGGCCCGGAAGACTCCCCGTATCCAATACCTTTCTGAGGACGAAATCGTCAACGACCTAGTAAACAATCTCAGCGACGAAGAAGCTATGCTTCTGATGGAAATACCGTTCAAAAATCTGATCGGCCTACACTTTTCTGTTGGAATGCAAATTCACAACCAGTACAAACTGTGGGATTGCCGCAACCCGCACGTGGATGCGGAAGACGAAAGAAGCCCAATGCATCCGGATCAGATGTCACAGCGCATCATCGAGAAGGTATGGAGAAAGGTTTGTGCAGCGGATGGTGTTAACTATACTAACGAAAGGTCTTGACGGGCTAACCGCTGTTAGATATGGTCACAATGTGACGCGTTGAGAGCTTCACCAAAGACGACAGGACTCGGGTTCGATACCCGATACCTCCACCAAGTAGACATAGATAGATGACTGAAGTTGAGAAAGCATACGCCGCTGGCTTAATGGATGGGGAAGGAACCATAACCCTGACCCGCCGCAACAGGCGAGAAAAGTACCGCTGGCCCGTTGTATCTGTTACGTCAACAACCATAGAGATTATAGAGTTTCTCCGTGGTTTCGGCGGAAGTGTTTGCGCCCGCCCGCCCAGAAAATCACACCATAAACCAGTGTGGGTTTGGTCGGTTAGGTCGCAAAAAGCGCTGGAGTTCTTGCGGATGGTTCGACCATATATGGTGGAGCCGTCAAAAGTTCGGAGAGCGGATATGCTGATCAATGATTACGATGCTGTTACGTGTAGGAACGGGAAGTACACACCCGAAAAGCACGAAAAAAAGCGCGTATTCGAGGCGGCGTTTATGTCTAGTTGATGGGGGTAAAACGGTTTCGACTGGCGGCGAGTAGGTTGTTTGAGCGTTGCACAAGTAGATGCGAACGATAACGAGTTCGTAGAGGATTTCCGCCTCGCCGCCTAACAGCACGAGCGGGATCACCCTCACCGGTCCATTGGAACGGCGGGCGGTAACAAAAGCCGTTCCACTCTATGTTGAACATGGGGTCGTCAAGGCCATGTTGAAATATTTACCGGGTTGGTAGGTCCCGTTGAACGTCGCAGACGACCCCATAACCCCTCGTGGGTATACTGAAAGAGCCGCAATCCGGTGCTTATTCCCGTAGAAGCCTCTGCAAGGGTGGAGGGGCACCACGGATTGCAGTCCGTCACCGCTAAACTCTCCAAAAAACACAGAAATGTGGGGGAGGGTGTCACTTGAAGGCCACAAGTGAACACGGCGGGCAGGTGGTTGCGGCTCTTTCAATATGCCTATTACTGTGAAAGGAACTAACAGGTGACACGTAAACTCCCCTACGCCAACACGGTCCCACGTATCGAATTGGGTCTGATGAAGAACATTTATCAGGCCAAGCAGTTCGCCTATAACGTCGGACACACGCGCCGCAAGGGTGCTCCGCTATTGACCGATGAGCAGCGTGCTGAAATTCCGTGTTATCGGAGGAAGCCGGAGCATTACCCGATTCACAAGCTTCCGTCATCCAAGGCGGTGACCATCGAGCAGCGGCTCCAAAAGGCAGGCCTCGCGAACGACATTCGCCCCGCAGACACCTATCGCGCCCGCGTCCGTAACTACCGATTCAAGCGCGGTGAGTTTGCCTACCGCAAGCAGGCTGGGTGAGCATGGAAAAAGAACTTTCTTCTAGGTTAGTTATGTTTGGACGGATCGGCGCAATAGTCATTGTTTGTGCATTCGCTCCGCTGGTAACGGCGTTGTTGCTATCCATCGGACTGTCTATGTTCGACCTGATGACAGGTGGTATTATCGTTCATACACTGGGGCCGCTGATTGGGTGGACCGGCATGCGCTGGGGCCTTTATATGCTGATCGGCGTCGTTCCTGGGGTCGTTATTGCCGCCAACACAGTGTTGGTTGGATTTGCACATCTGGGGGACGACCTGTGATTTACGGCGGTGGACATTTCCCGACACGCAGTGTTAAGTACGTTATCCGGCGTGATGGGGTGTCCAGTGCGTACCTTTATCTTGGGCCAGCCGACGCCGCAGGCACCCGGTATTGGGTAGAAGACTTGACAGACGCCGCCGTGTTTAATAGGATCAGTGCCGAGCACTATTTGTTGGTGTTCAAAGATGCGTTTGACGGTTCCGTGATACGCGTCACCACTGGTAAGGCGGCGCACGATCATGTTAAACAGGAAGCACAAGACTGCGTAAAAGGCTTCTAATCCGGTTCGAGGGGTACACCGGAACATACTATTATCTATCACAAAACCCCCGAGGATTTTCGTGGGTTTGTAACCCCTCACTTGCCACCCCCCTGACTAGACACAAGGCTCGCAAGGCGCTCACAAGGCTCTTGCGGGCCTTTTTGTCTGTCGTGCCAGAGGTTGTTCGTCAAAAACATTAACAAAACTCTTGACAAGGTAAATAAAGTTGGTTAATTGTGCTAACACAAGCCGTTAGCAGGGTGCTATCGGTATCACGTCCAAAACGGTGTCGAGGACAATGGCAGTAATCACTTATTCCGCCCGGGCGGACGTTCCCGAGGACCTTGCCGAGTTCGTAAAGGAAGTTGACGGCAAGTTCACTGTCGATGTTGGCCCCAGGGTCAAGATCAACGAATTTCGCGATAACAATATCGCGCTGAAACAGGAGCGGGACGCTCTCAAGTCTAAGCTGGAAGTATTCAGCAAGCTTGGTGACGATCCGACGAAGTTGGTAGACGAACTGAAAGCCCTCCGTGAGGTTGATCAGTTGGTTAAGGACGGGAAGCTTAAAGGTTCGGAAGCGATTACCTCCGAAGTCGATAAGCGTCTCAAAGAGGCCCGCGAGAGTTACGAGGCTCAAATTCGCGACCTCACTAATAAGGTTAGTGCCTCCGAGCAGAAGGCGGGACAGGCCGATCAGAAGTGGCGCGGCAGCGTTCTTGATCAACGTATCACGAATGCCGTCCTTGCCGAGGACTCAAATATTAACCCTGCCACGCTGCCCGACATTCTGGCACGTGCGCGCAACCTCTACGCCGTCACTGACGACGGCAAGTTGGTGCCTAAGCAGGGGGACGCGGTTGTGTACGGAGCCGATGGTGATCCGATGCAACCGAAGGAATGGCTGACCAAGGTGCTGGCAGAAGCGCCGTATCTTGGAAAGTCGTCTGCTGGCGGCGGTGCTGACGGCGGTACAGGTGGGAAAGAATTTGGTGGACTCTCTCAAGAGGCGTTCAGCAAGCTCAGTCCCGAGGAACGCATCACGCGTTTTCGCGCCGCCAAGGGCGGTCGGTAACGCAACAACAGCCGACCGGCGTTTATGCCGGTATTCTCGCACTCCGGGGGAGTTAGCGGGTCGATCTTCGGCTCAACCCTGACGACTGCGTAAGCGGGTGTCAAATACGCTAACTCCCGCCACATAGTGTGGCGGGTCACTGCCAAAACAGGAGAATATACCTATGGCAATGACTCTGCTTGAGGCCTCCAAGCTCAATCCCGGTGAGGTCGTTCGTAATGGCGTGATCGAAATGTTCGCGCGCAACTCTGACATTCTGGCGGCTCTGCCGTTCATGGATGTGCCGGGTGGTTCGTACGCCTACAATCAGGAAGGCCAGCTCCCCGGCGTGGCGTTCCGTGGCGTCAACGAGGCGTACAGCGAGAGCGTCGGCGTTCTCAACCCGCAGGTTGAAGTTCTGCGCATCGCTGGCGGCGACCTCGACGTGGACAAGGCCATTCTTGCCATGCACGGCGAGCAGGTCCGCACTACGCACGAAGCTGCCAAGGTGAAGGCTCTGGCCCTCTACCTCACGAAGAAGATCATCAAGGGTGACAGCACCAGCGATGTTCGTGAGTTCGACGGCCTCCAGAACCGCATCACCGGATCGCAGCTTATTGCCGCAGGTTCGACCAACGGCGGCGACCCGCTTTCTCTGGCGAAGTTGGACGAGGCTATCGACGCTGTTGATAACCCGACCCATCTGATCATGTCGAAGGCCATGCGCCGCCGTCTGTCGGCTGCTGCTAGGGCTTCGTCTGTTGGCGGCTACATCACCTACACGACTGACGCGTTCGGTCGCAAGATCACCAACTACAACGATCTTCCGATCCTGATCGCTGACTACGACGACGACGGTGCGCGTATCCTCGACTTCAACGAGGTTGGCCCCGGCGGCGCCACGGCTACCGCAACGTCGATCTACGTCGTGTCGTTCGGTGACAACATGCTGACCGGTCTTCAGAACGGCGTCATGCAGGTCAATGACCTGGGTGAGCTGGACAGCAAGCCCGTGAAGCGTACTCGCGTCGAGTGGTACGTCGGCCTCGCCGCTCTGCACGGTCGCTGTGCGGCCCGTCTGTGGGGCATTTCCAACGCTGCGGTCACTGCCTAATCAGTGACCTGATCCCCAGCCCTTCTGGGCTGGGGACACTAACATAACCGCCACACAGGAGAAAAACTATGGCTGTTAATGCAAGCAAGGTGAAGTCGCTGCACGACGCCGATGCGTCTGTGGTCCTTCGCGATATCGCTGACGGCGCGGAAACCGCTACCGCAACCGAGGCGCCTATCTCGCTCAAAGAGCTTGACGAGGCATATTGGCACGGCGGCGAAATCCCGCACGGCGTGTTCGAAATCGCATTGCAGATCACTGCATGCGACGCCACCTCTGGCGATGAGACGTATGTTATCTCGTTGCAGGTTGACGATGATGCTGCCCACGGCGACTCGCCCGTCACCATCGCGTCGTACACGATCCCGCGCGGGACGACTGGCGTCCTTTACTGGTACGTCTCTAGCAAGTCGATCCCGACGCTCGACAGCGACTCGTCTGGTACCGACAAGTGGATTGCCGTCAAGGCGACGCTGGGCGGCACAACGCCGTCGCTGACCTACGGAGCGGCGATCACGAAGTTCGTCGCAGCCTGATCTTAGGTTAAGGCCGTGACCTGATCTTAGGCTACGAGAAATAAGGACGGGGCCTTAGGCCCCGTTCTCCTATCTATACATAACACTAACCAGACAGGAGTGCCTTATGGCAGTTGACAACCCACTTAATATGGGGCCGTCCATGAAACTTGGTGAAAAGTCCAAGGCTAATTTTACGCGCCCAGTATCGATTGAACGCCAATTTGTATCTGTGTGGGACCCGGAAGGGAACGAGCACAAGGTTATGCGGCAGAATGCAAACGATCTGATCCACCACGCCAAGTGGAGCGCAAAACCTCCTATCGTGAAGGTTATCAGTGCCGACGAAACCGAAACTAATCTGGCGGAAAACACTGATCCAGATCAAGGGGTTAGCCCAGACGTAACGGAACTGGACGAAGCCATGACGGCTTTGCAGGCTCTCCGCGACGAAGCTGAAGCGCTAGGCATCAAGGTTGGCGCACGCTGGGGTAAGAAGCGTCTAACAACGGAGATTACGGCGATTAAGGCTACGGTCGTCCCCTAATAACCGGGCCCTATCACTCTTTGTAAACCATACAGCACGCGCTAAGTCCCCCCCTGGCGCGTGTTGTGTTACTTAGGTCTTCGCTGGATTTGTGTGGTTAGCAGGCGCTGTGTAGGTTAAAACGCTTGACGAATCAAGCGCCGTTGCGTAGACTCTGCTAACAATTTGTAGAGGTTCTACTTATGGCGTTCACATTTACTGTCGAGGACGGGTCGCTGGTAAGCGGCGCCAATAGTTACGTAGCCGTAGCTACGGCTGACGACTACTATGTCATCGATCCTAACTTCACCGCACCGTGGGCCGCGTACACTACCGCGCAGAAGCAATATTATCTGGCGTGGGCTACGCGGCTTCTCGACCAGAAGACCAAGTGGGATGGGTCGCGCTACACCACGACGCAATCCCTGCGCTGGCCGCGCCAAGGCGTGAAGGATAGTGATGGCAACCCAATCGGCGTCACTACGATACCGCTACAGTTGCAGCACGCTGTTATGGAATTGGCCAAATGGCTTGCCACCAATGACCCGACAACCGGACCCGACACGGATGCGTTGAAGCGCGTCATGGTCGATGTGATCGAAATTGAGTGGCAGGACGGCGCTTTCCAGAGCGACTATCCATCACTCATTAATCAACTTCTCTGGCCTCTCGGACGCTTCGCTACCGGCGGGCCTTCATTCGGTCGTATCGTACGAGGCTAACATTGGGTATCTCCGCTGCTAAGATCAGTGCGCTTGTCCAAAAGGCCTTCCAGAAGACGGGGGACCTGCGGACGACTGTTACCTTTCAGCGGCTAACGCCCGGTGCGTATGACCCGTCTACCGGGGCGGTAGCGATCACCGAAGTTGAGTACACAATCACCAACGCAATCCTAACATCTGTTTCAAGCGCGGAAATGGGCTGGTTCCCTGCGGATAGAAACACACAGAAACTATTGGTTGCCGGTGCGAATCTTCCGGTCGAGCCCACCACAACGGATAATGTTGTTATCGATGGCGCGACGTGGGAAATCACCCGCGTCAAACAGGTGCCCGGCGATGCCTTGTATATTCTTTACATCATGGAGCCCTAAACCATGATGAAGGTGACTGGAACAGACGCATGGTTGAAGCAGTTCAAATCTGACATCAAGGAAGAACTTGAGGAGCCGGCTCTGGAAGCTATGCGCCACGGGGCCCTAACCCTAATTATGGCATTGCAATATTATACGCCTGTGTGGTCAGGCGACACGGTACGTAACTTCCGTGTAGGCGTCGGCGGCACGTCGTTTGGGCCTATGGTCAAGGCGGTGTCAGGACCACCGGGCCCCACACGCACAATGGCGCTTGGACGTGAGCCCAACCGCGCCCGTAACGAGGCGGCGGCGTTGCAAGATGCCCGCAGCACGCTGAACGGCTACAAAGACCTAAGCAAACCGCTGTTTGTAGGTAACGTCGTCGTGTCACAGACCGGCGATAGCAATAAGTTTGGCCTTATCGATGCGGGGCTGGCCCCCGATGATCCGGGCAGAAACAAGGCCTTTGGTGGCGTACGTAAACCCGGTCTGCAGCGCGCTAAAGCACAGTTGAAGGGACTATTCGAGTGAACTTCAATTCGGTTCGTGAGCAGGTAGAAACGACGTTCAAGAACGAGTTTGGTGCGGCCTATCCGGCAGTGCCTATCCAGTATGAGAACGTGCGCTTCAAGCAGCCTACAGGCACGGCCTGGGTTGATTTGCGGATTGCTGAGAACATCTACCAGCGGCAGAACGTCGGTAACTCAAAGAAGTACCGTGGTTATGGCGTCGTCAATGTCATCATCATGGTGCCTGAGGAAACTGGTACCGTGGCTCTGAATAACATGGCGGATAAGGTGTTCAACATCTTTGCTGACAGGTCATGGAGCATCGCGGGGGACAGCCTAACGATGTACGGAGCCGAGAAGCAAAGCCGGGGATTGATCAACGGGTTTTACTGTAAGACGGTGCAGATCGATTTCAGATACGAAACAGAACTGGATCGGTGATATCAATGCGGGGTATTACGCCACCCAGCAACCACCTCATTTACAAGCCTTTTTGGACAAACGTAAAAGTCGACCCAAGGCTATATAAATGGTTGACAACCAATCTACCGCGTGTTAACAAAATTAACGGTTAACCGCCTGCTCAGGAGTTTCTCGGATGGTCGCCATCAACGGCGCGGAGTCGAACCGCGCATCCCTCCGCTACATTGCGGAAGCCACGTGGGGCACCCAGCCCGGCAGTGGTACTACCAAGGAAATGCGTTACACGTCTTCGTCGCTTGTTACTGGCAAGGAAACGCAGACCTCTAACGAAATTCGTGCTGACCGAATGGTCAGCAACATCATTGAAGTCGCAGGTACGTCTAGCGGAGAGATCAATACCGAAATCTCTGGCGGCTCTAACGACGACTTCATGCAGGCATTCTTGCTCGGCGCGTGGTCGAAGCCGATGAACTTCCTGCTGGTTAAGGGCGCCTCTGTCGCCGTGACCGGCGTCAACCAGATCACGCTGTCTGGTGCCGACCACACTGATTGGCTGGCTGACGGGCAATGGGTGAAGTTGGAAGGCTTCCTCAATGCGGCGAATAACGGCTACTTCTCCATCAATGGCGCCCCGTCGTTCTCTGGGGGTAACACGGTTATCGCTGTTGACCAGACGGTAGTTGTCGAGGCCGGTTCTGCCTATACGAAGTTTATGGATGCCGGTGACGTTATTGCCGTCTCGACGGCAATCAGCATCACGTCTGGCAACACCGTTGACGGCGGCGGTGGTAACGCCTTTGGTGGCGTTAAGAAGGGCCAGAAGGTCTTCATCGAAGGCTTGCAGAAGGGCTCTGGTTCTGTTGTTGTAGCTGCCACCGATCCGACTGAGGGCGCCACCATCACCATCAGCGACGGCGTGCAGTATGTCGTCTTCGAAGTTCGTACTGACGCATCGCTCGTTGCCGAAGGCAATGTTCACGTTGCCTTGTCAGGGACTGAAGCCACGATGGCCGCTAACCTGCGAGCAGCCATTATGGAGCAGCTTCGTCAGGAAGCGTTCCGCGTCTCTGCTACGGTATCGACGGCTACAGTCACGATCAAAAACCTTAGGGGCGCTGGCGGTGCTATTGCCACGTCTGACGCAACCGCCTTCACGGTAACGAGCTTCTCTGGCGGCTCCGCTTCAAAGTCTGGCGTATTTACCATCGACACGGTTGTCGATAACGACACGTTCACCACGACAGAGCCGCTGACGGCTGACGCCAACGGTGGTGGCCTTACGGTTGTTGTTAAGGGTTCGCATCTGCGTAACCCAGGCACGCTGGGTGACATCACCAAGCAGTCGTTCACGCTTCAGGCTGGCTTCGAAGATATTTCGAAATACTTCCTGCGTACTGGTATGCGCGTCGGATCGTTCTCTATGAGCGTTGCGGCGAAGGAACTGGTTACGTCCTCGTTCTCGCTCATGGGCGGTACTGTTTCTCACTCGTCCACCGACTTGTTGGGCAACACGGGTACCTACACGGTTCTCGGCACGACCAATACTGAAGTGTTCAACGCTACCGCAAACGTCGGCGCCATCTACAAGGATGGTTCGGCTTTGTCGTCTGCTATCCGTTCCATTGAACTCAACGGGGACGCTTCGCTTCGCGAGCAGCCCGCAGTTGGTTCGAAGTTCCCGGCTGGTATCGGCTACGGTCGCTTCATGCTCTCTGGTTCGTTGCAGGCATACTTCGAAGACTTCTCGTTCTACGACGACTTCATCAATCACACGACGACCTCGTTGCAGTTCAACTTTGAAGATGTTGACCACGTCACGTACTACTACACTGTCCCGGCGATCAAGATCACGAGCGATCCGATCAGCCCGAACGGTATCGATCAGGACGTGATGGAAGAAATGGAGTGGGAAGCCCAGCGCGATCCGGTGCTGAACACTCAGTTCATGATTGACCGCTTCTCGTCGGTCTTCCCTTCCTCGGTCGCCTAAAGTCTGGCGCGGCACCGAGTGGCCCCTGACGCTGTTTCGCTCCTTTCCGGCGTCAGGGGCCTGCCTTTCTAGCCAGACACCACAACGCACTTTACCAGACGAGTGTAACTATGACCAAGACTACTAAGGCTTCGAAGCCCGAACCTTCTATTGACGGAATCGATGTGGATGATATCAATGTAGGCGATATCTCCGCCGAAGCCGCCAAGCCCGCTGTGAAATCACTGTTCGATCTCTACGAAACAGACGTAACGGAAGAAGAAGAAGGCCGGTGGTTTGTTGACGTAGCGCCGGGCGCTGATTTTAAGATCAGACGTTTCACAGCTAAGGCCGTACAAAATCATCGCACCAAACTTCAGCAGGCATTCTCCAAGTACGCCGATAAGAAGGGCGTATTTCCAGATCACGTCGCTGAGCGTATAGTTAATGAACAGATGTCTGTGGTGGTTGTTGGTTGGCGTGGTCCGGCTATTACTGATCGCGAAGGTAATCCGCTGGAGTATTCGCCAGAGGCGGTTAAAACGCTTCTGAAGCAACTTCCCAATCTCCAACTGCAGCTGTTGATGATTTCGATGGATATGGCGAATTTCCGTACCGAAGAACGTAAGGAACTTGAGGGAAACTAACCGCCACCCTTGATTACTGGCTGCGGAACCACACCAAGGCCAGAAATCGTGGGTGGTTAGAAGACCTCAAAAAGGAAGGCGTAAACGTCAGGTCCCTTGACGAGGCGCCCGTTCTAATGCCTAACGCCGCTTGGTTGTATAACGCGTTCGAAGCGTTGTCAGCCAAGCGGTTGTTCATTGATGGGCGACCGCAACCTATTCAGATTTCTGAAATTCTGGCCTATGCTGAGTTTGAGGAAATTGATGACAAGACCATGCGCGACGACCTGATGTATATGGTCAGTGCGATGGACGTCAAATTCTTGAATTTCCACCTAAATAAGCCGAACCCGAAAGGGCCAAAAGACGCCAGTCGCACCCTGCCACGTAAGAGATAATCTATTGTGTCAATAGAATTTACGTGGTAGGGTTAACGCGATTTACGTTGGAGTACGTGGCCCGTGTCCCTTGAACTGAAAATTAGTGCCGGTAACGCCAAGGCCACCCTTGACGACATTACCGCAGCCGCTAACCGCCTGAAAAGTGCTCTGGATGGCCTGCCGCAGGCCACCCGGTTCAATAACCTCGTGAAATCACTTAACAGTTTCACAGGTATTCCGCCCAGCGCCATCGGCGATATTGATAAGTTGGGCTCTGCTATTAACAGGCTGGCATCGGCCCGTGATCTAAGCACCATCGCCAAGGGCCTCAACTCGCTAGGGCGGGTTGATATGACAAAGGTCGCCACGAACGTTGAGCGCCTGAGTGCTGCGCTGCGCGGTTTTGTTGTTCCTACGGGCCTCATTCAAGCCGCCGCTATGCTTGACAAGTTTGGCAAGTCGGCGCAGGCAGCTAGTGCCAGCACACGCGGGCTGACCGCATCTTTGCGCGGGTTGAAGGTACCTGCTGGGCTGTCCAGTTCCGCCGGACAAGTGGCGAAATTGGCTAATTCGTTTTCGATGGCTGGCAGTGGTGCCAGCGCTTTTAGTGGTTCGCTAGGTAGCCTTAACGGGCTGCTGGCCGGGTTTGGTGTGACCGTAGGTGCGGTAGGTTTCGGTCGTTTTGTATCGGGGCTTAATGATGCCGAAAAACAGATGGCGTCATTTAAGTCTATTGTTAATACTACTATGAAAGATGCCGGCGGTTCCGCACAATCTTTCAACATGCTTGCTGATACAGCTAAGAAGTTCGGACTGCCGCTGCGTGATCTAGTAGACACGTATCCTAAGTTTGCAACAGCGCTGCGCCTGTCGGGGCAAGACGCTAATGCGACTAATACAATCTATAAGAATTTGTCTGTGGCGCTCGCTGGCGTTGGTGCCGACGCAATTAAAACACAGCGTGTGTTCACGGCTGTTGAACAGATGTTCAACAAAGGCTCTGTCACTGCAGAAGAACTGAAACAACAGTTGGGTGATGCTATCCCTGGTGCCGTCGCTACGTTCGCGCGATCAATGGGCGTTGGCACCCAGGAACTGCTGAAGATGATGGAGGCCGGTAACGTAGCATCTAGTAATGTTGGTAAGTTCGCTGCGCTGCTCGCCTCTGAGATGGGCCCAGCCGCTGAAGCAATGGCGAAGACTTGGATCGGCGCGTCTAACCGCATGGCGAGTGAGTGGTACAAGCTACAGTTGGCAGTCAGCGAGCCGTTCTTTGAAGCACTGATTCCGTCAGTCAACTCTTTGGCTAATGCCGTTGCTCAGTTTGTTAGTTCTGGAAACGCTGCTGTGCTAGGCGCAATGCTTGGTCAGATCGCAGCCGGGGCCGTAAGCCTTGGCGCGGCTTTGGTTAATCTGGTTAACGGGCCGTTCGGGCCGCTGATAACTGCTGTGGCTGCTGCTGCTGCTGCCGCCCTAGCACTTGGTGGCGCATGGAAGGTGTTAGGCCTTGCTGCGTCCGCGCTAAGTCTAGGATCGTTGGTTCCGCTTGTAACATCAATGGGGTCCGTGGCGGTTTCTGCGGCGGGCATTGTTACATCTTTCGCTATGCTTAATCCAGTGATCGCTGGCGTCGGTATCGCTGTGGCTGTATTGGCTGCAGCGTACTACGGTTTGTCTGGGAGTTCTGAAACGGCGGCTGACGCCGCTAAAAAGCTTTACACAGCAACAAGTGCCGTACAGGGTCCGGTTGATACTGTAGGCGAGGCGATGTATGTTGCTGCCCATGCTGGTGACGCTATGGGCGTTAGCATGACGCAGGTGGCTGAAGCACAGCGTATTTTTGCTGCCGAGATCAGTGTTCTGGAAGGGCTCGTAACCCTATACACCGAGCAGATGAACGCCGGGACCATCAGCGCCGAAGAAGCTGGTAAGAAAATGGAGGAACTGACCGCGCGTATGGTTGTCCTTCAGGACGCTATTAAAAGAACCAGCGACGGCGCGGCTAAACATGCCGAAACCATGGACTCTGTCTCTAGTTCTGTTGGTGCTGCCGGAAATTCTGCATCCGCCGCTAGTAACGAGTTCAGGGACATGGGTAGCGGTATGGCGTCGGCGACCTCAAAAGCGCAGGCGCTTGACCAAGCATTGTCTGATCTTGCGTCCTCACAACGAGAGTATGATACAAGCACCACTACGGTTGAGACGCTAAACAGCGACCGCAGCACCAGCATGCCCGAGTCGCGTGGACCAATCGGCTTCGAAGGCACTATGTTTGATAGTGGCTCGTTGTTCTCTGGCGGCGGCATTTCACATAAGGGTACCAGCAATAAGTGGCGCAACCTTCCGGCTGCTCTTTGGAAGGGGGCGCCCAAACTTGCTGGTGGTATTGCGAACACGAACCAAATTCTTGGTAGCAACGGTATCCCCGCTATCCTACATCCCAATGAGGCGGTAGTTCCGCTAACTGGTGGTGGGTCTATTCCTATCGCTGGCGGAGGCGGCGGTGGTAGCGACTTCATGGCTGGTGCTGTATCTCAACTTATTTCTGTAAACCTTGGAACTAAGACAGAAGTGACGCGCGTGAAAGAAGCTGTGGATGCTAACACAGCTATCACAAAGGCAGCGTTGGATAAGATCAACATGACGTTGATGGCTATTTCAACAGGCATCATGTCTATGAAAGGCGGATATAGCGGCAGCAGCGGCGGGAGCAGCAGCAGCGGAGGCGGCAGTTCTTTTGGTGTTGTTGGTGATGGCGGTACTGGAGGCGCCCTTACGGGTGGCACTGGTGCGGCGACAGGTGCACTAGGAGAGTTCGCACAACAAGCAAATTCGCTGAGCCGCGCGCTGTCTCAAGCCAATGAGCGCACTGCTAGCATTTGGAACAATTCATCCAAGTTCTACTATGGCACTGGTAAGGGTGGTGTAAATCCTGGCACGTTTGTAAATCCAGGTGATAGGGCGGCATACGAGGACGCACAGCGTGCTGCGGATTATGCAGACTCGGAATACATGGACTATCTCTGGTCTAACCCGCAGTTGGCGGCGGCGTACTTCCGTGAGAAAGCGACGACAGCATCTACCTTTGGTGGCGCATTCAGCATGCGTGATCGGTTCCTGAAATACGCGAAGATATTTGATACCGGCAAACGTCAATCGCTTGCTGCTTCCAGTGGAATGGCACAGTCTGGTTTTGCCACAGGCTCACCTAATGCGTCTAAAGACCTCACTGGCGGCTTTCGTGCCACGCTGCATCCTGATGAGGCTGTGATCCCGCTGCCTGACGGTCGCAGTGTTCCTGTTACAATGCCTGATAAGTTAATGAACACGATGCTCATGCTTGAGCGTGATTATCGCGGTGGTGGCAGTGGGTCTGTTGTTGAGCGTAGTCGTTCTCGCGCCGGAAGTTCTGTGGCTGCTGGCAGCAGCAACGTCGTGCATGTTCAAATGAATATCCAAACGCCTGATGCTGCAAGCTTTAGCAAGTCTAAGGCACAGATCATGCAAGAGTTTAAGTCTGAGTTTGATCGCATTGCCCAGCGCTACGGCGCGGCCGACAAGCGTGAGGACCCGACACGCCGGAATAAGAGGTAAGGAGCCAGATGCCTCAGTTTATCGGACCATATACCTACCAGCCGCAGCCAAGCCCTACGACTGGTGGTGGCGGTGGAGGCGGCGCTGATTGCGAAAAGCTTAACGCAATTTACGTTATGTCTATTGCATCTACTCTCGGCTTGGGCCGGAGCGGATGGAGTGGCCACTGCCCGTTTCCCGAAGAGTTTTGCAGACCGCAGCCGTGCGACGGCGCGGCGCTGACGCCTATTCCAGTCACGCCACTACCTACTCCTGATCCTATCACCAATTACGCTAATTCTAATTATGGCCAGCCGCTTCCGATTGTATTCGGTGCTGACAAACTTAAGGGCAACGTTATTTGGGCATACAGCGAACCCGGTTACTACACCAACGAAGAAACCGGAGAGCAGGGAACGTATCAGACTGTAGACTTTGCGCTCGCGATCTGTGAGGGCGAACTTGTTGATGTGTTGCGTATCTGGTCCGGCAACAGGCTTATTTTTGATAATTCTGCTAACACCGACGTAAACGGTATAGTACAGGCTGACGCTGATGGCAACCTGCAGTCATTACAGGTCGATATCACCGATCCTGATGGACCGCTTGGCGGCGTAGCGATCTCGTCTAAGACTACTACGTTCACAGTTTACAGGGGAACTGAGACACAGCTTCCGCCCCAGCGCATGCTGGAGATTGAAGGCGGGTGCATAACGTGTGCGCATCGCGGTGTAGCATATTTGTTCGTTGAAAACTACGTCTCCGCAGATGGCAGCGTTCCTGACTTGTCGGTTGAAGTGCTTGCCAATACGGAAGGACTTGTCCCGCGCTCGTATTTCACTTGTCCGACTCCAGAGGAGTCCTTCGACAAGTTGATGACGTATACCTGTATTATGGACCCCAGTTACAATACGATCACCGTATCCGGCATGGATAACAGCGGCGGTGGTGCGGGAGTGAATGTTGACGGCTATGTGTTAATCAATAATACGACATTCGAACAGATCAGACAACTCGAGGTCGAACCTAACTACTCCGGTTCGCTGAGCTATCGTCCGCGCCAAACGCTGGCTCTATCAAACGGACACTATCTTCAAGGAGCGGCGTTTGGCAATGCGCATACGATCAGCGTTGTAAACGCATACACCGGATTGGTCAACGACATCCTTGGTCCTGGTGGTGGTACGCTAACAACCATGGCTAGCGACGGCTTTGCCCTGCTTCAGGATACGTGCTTCTCGTTCGTTGCGCGTGGCGCCGATGGAATGCCCGCTGATATCTTCTGCGCGTTTAGTTCGAACGGCGGATGCTGGGCGTTTGCTGAAGTCAATCCCCGCGATAACACACTAAATATGTTGTCGTATGGTAACGCCGCTTTTACCACTAGCGATGAACTTTTGGGTTACGCACTACAACTGCCGCCGTCGTTGCAGGCGGCTAACCCTACATTCGCAGATGGCGTAACGAGCACCTACGGTACCAACATCGTTGTCTTCTCGCTGAACACCAACGAGACGGCTGATATTGAAGTATACGCATTGTCGTACGATAACGCGCAGGTAGGAGCCGACCCGTTTAATCCGGTGTTGACGCTAATCGACACCATATCTCTTGATCGTTTGTACGGTGTGGGTGTTGCAACACATCTAGCTAAGGTCATGTATGACCCTAGTGACGCTTGTTTTATATTGGTTACACGTGCCACAGCAACTGGTTACACCAACGTACAGAGAATGGTAAAGTACAACCCATTCTCGGGTGAATTTGTTTGGGAAGCCCCTGTCGAGTACGGTGAAATCGGTAATCGCACTTGGGGCACTACCGAGATGATCGTAAACAATAAATATGCTTGGTCTGATTGGTCCAGCGGGCGCGTTTATCAAATTAACACCGTTGATGGCGCGGTCACAATGCCAATTCCGTCTCTGACTGCTCAGTCGCTCCCGGCGGCGGTGAACACTGGCGTAGGACAGTTCTATAACGGGTTCGAAAACTCACTACTATACATCAGTAATACGGTAGGGAAGCAGCTTGTAAAAATCTATCTTGGACGCACCGCACGTTCTGCTGTGACTGTTAGCGATGTTGTCACCAAGCTGCTTAAGCGCGTTGGTGTGAGTGACGAACTGATTGGCGTAGATGATCTTACGGCCCTTACGCTTGACGGCTATACGATCAGTAACCCCAATTCGCTTCAAGGCATCTATTCCGAACTGGCGACAGTGTTCTCATTTGACATGATTGAGAGCAACGGACAGATTGTGTATAAGGGCCGTGGTTCTGCTTCTGTTGATACCATACCTCACGAAGACCTGACCGATGTTGATGCTAATGGTTGGCTCGCTGAGCGCAATGATCCTGAGTTCGCGGCATCCCGTAAGATAGCTATTACGTATCGTGACACAGATCGCGAGTATGAGCCCAACGTACAGAACTTCACGCTACCTAAGTTTACCAACCTCGACTTCGACGCAGACGCGCCGATTGAGGTTACGGTACCTATTGTGTTGAGCAGTGCCGTTGCGAAGCAACTTGCTGAAATTCTGCTCTACTCTAAGGTCGTGTACGAGACGAGTTTCAACTTCAAACTGCCCACGCGGTATGCACACCTTGAGCCGGGCGATACGATCACGCTCAGCATGTCTCCTACGCGCGATGTTGTTTGTCGTATTCGAGAGATGTCTGACGGCGCTGGCGCAACTATTGAGATTACTGCTGTCTACGAAGACCCTGACATCTATACTGATCAGGTCAACGTGTTTGGCATCGCAGGGCGCTTCTCTGGCTCGACAATCGCTACGCTTGATCAGCCAATTGACGTTGAAGTGTTGCCGATCCCATACGCATATCCTGATGTGCTTGCGAATTATGAGGCAAACTATCTATTCACTATGACGGCATTCAACACCGCAGAAGGCCAAACCCTTCTGTCACGTGACTTCAAGGTAACGGTTGACGGCAGTGACGAGTTCCTTGTGCCGGGCATCAGCACGTTCCCAACCTGGGGCACGGTGTTGTCACCACTTAGCCCGCTTGTGTCGTACTATTCTATAGACCGCACGTCTACTCTAACAGTCAAGATGTTGTCTACGTCCGGCGCCGCGTTCGCGAGCGCTGCGTCGGAAGACGCCATGATCAATAACAGCGCCATCAACCTCGCTGTTATCGGCGGAGAGATGTTCCAGTTCCAGACCGTCACCGACAACGGTGATGGTACTCACACGCTGTCCAACTTCATTCGCGCTAAGTATGGCACCGATCCCTCGGTATTCGGTCACGTGGTTGGTGAGCGCTTTGTGCTTATAGGGGATAACACAGGCGCGTTGGATTATGATAGTTTCCGCACTCTGACTGTTCCATTCGGAGGAACGCCATCGAAGGTCATAACGGCTAAACTAGCAAGCAACAACCCGTTCCAACGTGCGCTGGTTCGGCGCGTGCTTGCCACGAACCTACGTCCGTGGTCTGTCAGTGCCCTCGAAGCTTCTTATGACGGGTCAGGTAATGCCGACTTCACGTGGCAATACAGGGTCCGCTATAACGGTCAGTTTGTTGACGACGGGGCAGAAGGTATCACATTCACTGATGGTGATACGCCGGAATACACCATATTCCTGACGGATAATATCACCACGTTTAGACCTGACGACTCGGCTACGTACCTTAGAAAAACCGCCACATCTGTGGAAAGTTACCAGTATACTGCAGCGATGCAGGCGTCAGATTTGTTTGACAACACAACTGACAACCTTTATATCTTGGTCTATGTTAGCAGTTCTGTCACAGGCCAAGAAACTGGCGTAGTAAACGCCAAACTCCTTGAACCCCTGTAATAAGGCCGACCAATGAGTACCACAAGTCTTCTGAATATCACCGAAGTAGGTGAGTCTCAGAACAACAAGTATGTGACGATAAACAACGCATTTGCGGCGCTAGAGCAGGCGGCTAACGCTGCGCTGGTTAATGCTAGCGTCGGTGCTGGTCCATGGGCCGTTACCGAAGCGCAGGTTTCCCGCTATGCGGTGTTTAGGGCATCTGGTGGGTCGGCGGCGTTCGATGTTACTCTGCCTTCTACTGTTAACGCAGTTAACGCATCGCGTGTAGTGTATTTCATTAACGAAGACACAACCTATAACGCTACTGTAAAAGCGAGTACAGGTGCGGGGGCTTCAGTGGAGTTCCTGCCCGGCGAAAGCGGTGCGATCTATCAGACATACGAAGATGTCTATACTGTTTCCAAAGGTGTTGCCGCTGCCAACCCGCCATATGATGTGGGGCTGTATATTCCAGACCAACCCGCAGACAACGACGAAGTATTCAAGTTCGTAGCCGTTCGTGCTATCGAGTGGCCTGACGACTTCGCCGGTTCATATGGGCACGTGGGAACTAACCCCACGGCGTCTGCCGTATTCACCGTAAAGAAGAATGGCTCCACTATTGGATCAATTACTATTGATACTGGTGGCGCGTTTACGTTCGCCACAACTGGTGGTGCAACAACATTGGCGGCGGGTGATTATTTAACAATCGTGTCGCCAACTCCACAGGACAGCACACTTGCAGACGTTGGTTTTAACCTTGCAGGAGCGCGTGTATAATGGCACTTCTATTTATGGATGGTTTTGATTGCTACGCAACAGCCGCACAGGCAGGAGACGGCGGATGGCAACCTGAGAACTCACCAACCTGTCTTTTTAGTACGACAGGAGGACGTTATGGTGGTGGCGCTATATATTGGACCACTACTATCTATCAGTGGATAAAGACTGTTCCGCTAGTCGCTTATGGCTCTACTATTTATGTTGGGTTCGCCTATAAACACGGCGGATTGGCTACCACCGCCCTCTTATATGGTAAGTCTGACGCTTCCGCCTCGATCTTTGGCCTGTCTCATGACGCGGCTGGTGCGCTTACGTTTATTCCTAACTCGGGCGCGAACATTTCTGAAGCAGGCACTTCTCTTACACCGGGTGCATGGCATTGGATTGAGATTAAAGTAACCCTAGGAACTACCGCATCCAACGGTGCTGTTGAAGTACGCGTTAATGGGTCGGTTGTTATTACCGGCAGCAGCATTGATACTAACACAACCGGTGCTGGATGTGGGTCTATTGAGATTGGTGGTGCCGGTTCTGGAGGTAGTCCGGCTTATGTTGATGATGTTGTCGTTTTCGATGGAAGTGGCGCCACCATAAACAACTTCCTTGGTGACACTAAGATCACGACGCACGCAGCTAACGCCGATGCGGCTACAGTAGATTGGACTGCCAGCGCGGGAGCAGATTATCAGTGCGTAGACGATACTCCTAACGCGGCAAATGACGATACGGATTACATCTCGTCGTCTACGGCGGCTCAAGAGAGCCGCTTCGGGATGGGAAACCTAGCGACTGCGCCAGCGACTATACATGCTGTGCAGGCTCGGTATCGGGCTAAAAAAACCGATGCTGGTACGCGTACTATGCGCGGGCTAATAAAGTCTGGTGGTGTGGAAAGCACGGGAACCACGCTAGGTCTATCTACTGCGTATAGGTGGAGTTATGGCGACTTTTTCCCGCTCGATCCAAACGGCTCTATTGCTTGGACAGACACGGCCGTAAACGCGCTTGAAGTCGGTGTAGAGGTAGTCTCATAAGGGATACTATATTAACTCTAATAGCCCTAAAAGGCGTTTAAGAGATAATATAGTAGCGATTAGCGATGGCAGATAGAGTTACACAGCAGGTACTACAGGTCGTATACCAGCCTACATCCCAGGCGCGGGTTACAGCTGTTGCAATGGAGGTTTTGCAGGCTCCGGTAGCGCCGGAAGCGCGCGTAACTGCTGTTGCTATGGAAGTGCTTCAAAGCGTGGCAGCTACGTCACCCGCCTCTGGTGTTAGGCCCATCATGTATATAGTTGCGAGTGGTTGACATGGCGCTGTTGTTTTTTGAAAACTTCGCAAAGTACAAGACAGGCGCTACAGGATGGACTGAGTTCTGTAGTGATAACCCTGATTACACAAACGGCGGTACAACGCTGATTAGCATGACCGGCAGCGGTGGAAGGTACGGTGACACCTGTCTATCATACGCAACCACGGCAAGCAGAGACATAAGTCTTCCTTTTAGAGACGGCGCCGCGACGGGTACAGTCGTCCTGATGGGGGCGTTGGTCAATCAGAAAACGCTGCCTACCACGTTTGATACTAAAGAATTGTTTTGTGTAGTTTCTGGCGTAACGGCTGGTACAAAAAGCGCACGTGTTAATATTGGGCAAGGGTATGTAGATATTGTTGACGCGCTGGGAACGATTGTCGGGCGCGCTACCGGGCCGTGGTTTAAGGAAAACGAGTGGGTACTTGTCGAACTTAAAGTGGATTGCGTTAACAGCGGAACAGCTGAAGTTCGCATTAACGGTGCCACTGTTATCAGCGTATCCGCAACGGACTTTCTATATTCAACGGCAACAGTACCAAACGCCGTCCGCTTTTTTGATGGCATAACCAATACCGACGTAGACTATTTTTACGTATGCGACTCGTCTGGATCGGCGCCATTCAATGACCTGCTGGGAGACTTGCGTGTTGAAACCGTAATCCCAGATGCGGATGGCACAACGGCTGCGTGGACGGCTTCGGCTGGCTCCAGATTCCAGTGCGTTGATGACGCGCTGGGCGCGTATAACGATGACACTGACTACATTTCATCGTCTACGACGGATCAGGACAACTACGTTTCGATGGGGGCACTAAGTGCGGCGACAAATATCCTGTTCTCGCTTCATACAGCGCTCGCACGTAACGACGGGACGGGGAGCATCCAGTTGCGGACGCTGAGTAGCGCAACTGTAGCCGCAACCGCAGACATTACCCTATCAACGGCATACGCTTGGAAGCGGAAATTTGACTTCGTTGACCCAAACACGGCGGCGGCGTGGGCAAGTGTTACGCCGCTGAACGCAGCCGAATGGGGTGTTAGATACCGCTAATCTAACTAACGACTTGGCTGGACAAGCGCGTATTACGTGCTATAAATGACGGCTAAGCTAACACAAGGTGTCATTTATGGCAGATTTCATCGAGACGCCGCGCTTTCCAGACGACATCAGTTACGGGTCGTCTGGTGGCCCTAACTTCAAGACCTGGGTCTACGAGGGGCACAGCGGCAAAGAGCAGCGCAATATTGGCTGGGCAACGTCCAAGGCCCGGTACGACGTGTCGCACGCCGTCAAAGACAAGGCGGACATGGATGCGTTACGCTCGTGGTTCTACGCGATGCAGGGACGTGCTTATGGTTTCCGCTTCAAGGATTGGGGAGACTACGAACTTACCGACGAACAGATTGGTACGGGTGACGGGGTTACTTCCGTATTCAAGATCATCAAGACCTATACTATCGGCGTCAACAGTTACATCCGCCGCATATTCAAGCCGATTGCTACAGGACTTGTTGTCAAGGTCAACGGTGTAACACAAACGCTTACGACACACTACACGGTTGATACAACGACGGGGGCGATCACGTTCGTTTCTCCGCCAACCAGTACGCACCCAATTACCGTCACGTGTGAGTTTGATGTTCCTGTCCGCTTTGATACGGACACATTTGGTGCGTCTCACGAAGGATGGTTGATGGAAAGCTGGTCCAGCATTGGTCTGGTTGAACTGATCCTAGAGGACCCCTGATGCTTGAAGCAGAGGTCGTAATGCGCCCCATGCGGGCGTTTACGCTTACGGAAAACCTATTGCCGGAAATAGCATATCCAGCATACGTGTCGCCAAAGTTGGACGGCATACGTTGTGTTATCCGGCGCGGGGTTCCGGTGTCGCGTACACTCAAACTTATCCCAAATATACGCATCCGTAAAATTCTGTCGTGCTGCCCTGAGGGGTTGGACGGCGAGTTGGTTGTGGGCGACCCTACAGACAAAGACGTTTTCTCCAAAACGCAAAGTATTGTTATGTCGTTAGAAGGGGACATCAACGATCTTAAATTCCACGTGTTTGATCGCTGGAACCAGCCTGACATCTTTTTCGAGGCGCGGCACAACGGCCTCAAGATCGTGATGGATCATATGATAAATCATCGCAAGCACGATTGGCTTGTTCATGTTGAGCAGCAACACGTAAGAAATCTTGATGAGTTGTTGTTTTGGGAAGCCCATTACCGCAGTCGCGGATACGAGGGCATCATGATCCGCAGCCCGGTTGCCAACTACAAATTCGGAGACAGTCGTTTTAGTACTGGTGAGCTTATGAAGTTCAAGCGCTGGCGCGACGCAGAAGCAAAGATAGTCGGATACAAAGAAGGCAATACCAACGTAAGTCCTCCTGAACTTGACGATCTAGGATATATCCACCGCCCGGTGTTGACCAGTAATACGGTCAGCAGGGATACGCTTGGCGCATTCATATGTGAACTTCCAAACGGTGTCAGGTTCGATGTCGGTAATGGAATGACAGAGGAATACAAAGCCGAGTTGTGGGCGCAACGAGACACCCTGATAGGGAAATGGATAACGTTCAAGTACCAAGGGCTGTTTAGTAACGGAAAACCACGGTTTCAAACCTTCAAGGGGTTCCGCGATACTATTGACTTCCAGTGTGAACAGGAGTAACAGATGACAACTACTTTTGCAGTTTACGTGAAATTCGTCGCATGTCTTATCACTGCACCTAACGTCTGCCATGA